CTCAAAATGCAGTTAAAGATAAAGTCATCGTACTAAGAGTTAACCCAGATACTAAAAAAATGACAGCAATAGTGGGAGAAGATGATTTTGAAGCTGGAGCACAAAAAAATAGCTATATCTCTTATGGCAAAGATGTTTATGCAAGAGTTTTGGGAACTTTATTCTACAAAACTAGTTCAAATATAGTAGAATCATTAGGACTGCAAGTAAGTAATTTATTCGTAAAGAATAATGGTCGATCAGATAATAATATAAAAAGTGTCTTAAAAGATAGTTTTGACAGTGGGGTGTTCTATGATAGATTTAAAGAAATTTTCGATGCCGTTTCTACAACATCATTAATAGACTACTATGATCTCTACGCAGCAGGTAACCCAACCTTAAAAAATGCTACGCCTCAAAGAATAAAAATATATAATACATATTTTGCAATGAGAGTAATTAGAGATATCTATCAAAAAGTTTCAGATTGGCCAAACATATCTTGGGATGAATACTATGAAGATGGGACACCAGCTTCTTTGAATTGGGAGCTTGTTGTTAATAACTTAGCAAAAGTTTACACAACCGGATTGCTAATAGAGCAAAAGTCAATTAACACTGCAGCAGAAAATTACCAAGTAGGAAGACGGAATGTAAAAAATGAGTGAACTAAAAATTAATATAGATGACCTCTCAGATTCATCTTCAATAACTCAAAAAGTAGCTGATAGTTTCTACCCAACAGGTGAACCATTAAAGACTTCTTATTCACAAGACCCTAATGCGGCAAGTAGAACTCTGACTCAAAGGGATCTGCAAAGCATATTAGGGGGAGATGCCCTATATAGAAGCCCCAACTTTGCTCTTCAAGTAAGTCAAAAAAATACAGAGTCTAGTATTTCAGCAATACTAGCATCAAATCCAGGGACTGATTCATCGCTTATCAGCATCAAAGATCCTAACTCACAAAATCAAAACGCTAAATTAAGTCGGATCTGCTGCTTTTAGCCAGATAGTAGCTAGTGGTTCTCTTGGAAAGCAATCACTTGGCTTCAACTTACCAAATGTTCTTACTGGATTATCTGATGGTTTTAATCCAGATGGAACTCCTCATACCATAACAGAAGGTACCTTTGATCCAACTACGGCAGCATCTGGAGCAGCTAGAGCAGTAACAATAGCTAGTGAATTAAGCGCCGAAGAGAAAAAGATTTTTGAAGACAGATTAAAAGAAGTTGTAGCAACTGGTATTGTTAGCGATGTTAACCAATTGGCTTTTACTTTTAGGGCAACTGATTCAGCAAAAATAGCTTCTACTTGGAAAATTTATCTTACCGCATCTAGAGGTGTGAACAATAATATTAATCCAATATTAAATACAGATCAAAATTATTGGACTGGGATAGACGGCAAGCTAGCCTACACTTGTGCTTCAATGGTAGAGCTACTACTATGCCTTGGCTCTAGTGGATCTGGATTATATGTCAGAGGTAGTTTAGGAGCAACAAATGGTTTTACGGGAGCTGCTCAATCAGCGATGGCAGATCAGGGAGCTATATCTGATCATACTTTTGGTAGAGCTTTTGATATAAATATGGTAGGCAGGACTAGAGATACAGCTGTTAGTCTAACTGGTAAAAATATAGACAATTATAGAGTAGCTTTAAATTTACTTTTAGCTAAACTCAATAGCATCCCAGAGTACCTGCATCCTGACTTAATTGTAATACACGATCAACTTGTAACTGAATACGGGATAGGGAACGGTTTTGAAGGTGACTTCACAAGCACCAATGCCGCATTGATACTAAAAGACAATCCTTCGTTAACTAGAATAAATTTTACTGGAGACCCAGGGCACAGAGACCATATACATATGTCTTTTGGTCCAGCAAGAGCTGGCTCATATGAAAGTTGGACATATGGAGAAGCAACATCTTCCAATCCAGGTGATCCAACGGCAGGAGACAAACCTACAGGAGATGCCAATGATATTTCTGAACTTGGCAATAGCTATGCTCAAGGACCAACATCAACACATGCACTAAAAAACAAAAATGCACTTTATGCAGCGTTAGTTAAATATGGTGGATACAGTCCAGAAGCTGCTGCTATATGGATGTGTGTTGCAGAACGCGAAAGTAGATTTAGTCCTGGTGGGTTTAATGGTGCCGTCAATGGAAGTGGTGGGACTCCACCTGGAAGTGGCGACTATTCTATTGGTCTTTGGCAAGTAAACTTTTATGGTACACCAAGTCTACTCACTTCGGACTTAGTCCTAGCTAGCTTAGACCCAACAAAGAAAACAGTAGTTAAAGAAAATGGTCGTGGGTATAAATTAATTGACAAAGATTATCAAGCAAATGGCACAAAAGATCAAACCACGGCAATAGCCAAAATGAGGGAATGGTATAAGGTCAATCCTAAAAAGCCAAATGAATTTGGAATTAGCGAAGGCAAAGTTCACTCTGACCCAAGGCTATGGAATGCTCTCACTCAAATATTTTTATTATCAAAGATAACATCGAACTTAAAAGACCAGTGGATGTGGTGGAACTGGGGAGAATATACAGGTGGTCCAGCTTCAGGTTGGCTGGCTAAACTTAAATTCCAAACAGCAGTAAACTATTATGTTGCTAATAACTCCGGGAAAACAAGAGAAGACCTCAAGACTTGGGTGAAGAAAAAAGGTACGGACAAAAATCTTAATTCATCTAAGAAATATTTAGACAAATGGCTAGAAGGTTATGTCTTTAATATCGATGGAACTGTACTGGAAACCCCATTAAACATAGAGGTTCCAGCATTTACTGAAACTCAAATTGAAGAAGCTGGGAAGTGGTTAAGGACTAATAGAATGGATCCATGGGAAAAAAGAAACAAAGACGCTTTTGGTTGTGAAGGTTTTGCAAATAGGCTTGCTGCTGGACTTGGACTTTATGGTACAGCTAAGCCAGAAATATTTAATCAAGAGTGGGCTGGGGCTGGCAAACCAGCTACTAACTTAACTACACACGCAAGTGCCCAAGCCCATTATAACGCTGTAAAAGATAGTGTTTATTTCAACGGACCTACTACGCCCATTGGATTAAATCCTCCAGCTGGTTATCTTGTATTCTGGACTGGTGGCAGTGGAGCCCTTAGTAACCTGGGGCACATAGGAATATCCTTAGGGGATGGAACCTTTATTGATCAAAATGATGCTACTAATACATTAAGCAACAAGACAACTACACCAAAGCCAATTATAGGTGGAACTTGGCCTGGAAGCGCATATACATACGTTGGCTCTAGCTCAACTTGGTAAAGGAAATATAATGGCTATCAATTACCCAAAATTTGATAAAAAAATAGATGAACAAATTCAGTCAGCCCACATGCAAAGGGCCAAAACTAGAATGGGAACTATTGCTCAGTATGATAAACATACAAATACAGCAGTAATTATACTTGAATCAAATTACTCAGATACTATCGGTGGTATAATTAAGAGCGTATCTTGTCCTATAGTGTATCGGAGTACAGATGGTGTCACCAGAACCAGGCGACAGATGTATAGTTGGATTCAAAGACGACAATGAAAGATATGCATACATAGTTAGTTTTATTAATGACTTCTATAATGGCAGGACTACAAATATGAATATAGCAAACAACGGCATACCTAGGTTTATGATTTAAAATGGCAGTTAATAAAGATATATTAAATAATGCAGAAACTGCAAATCCAGGTTATTTTGATGAATCACTTGAGCTGGAGAAAAGAAGTACATTCTCGAGAAGAGAAGTTGGCTTAACTCACCCTGACACTTCTTCTTTTATTAAATTAAATGACAAAGGTGAAATTGAAATATTTGCAGGGCAGGAGATAGGAATTATAATCAGCCCAACTACCGGTACAATCTCCCTGTTTGCAGATGTAATTAAATTATATACTAAAGAGGATTCTGGTCTTAGGTGGAATAATAAGAGCTTTAACTACGCCGGCGACTCATATAACGAACCATCTCTGGTCTCTACTGAGATCAAGGAGATAAATCCAGGCTTTAATTACGCAGATTACTATCTCGATGCGGTAGATCAATTTGATGAGACAGATAACTATAGCAATAACATAGTTACTATAAATGGAGAATTCGCTTTTAGGGCCGATAAAACTGACACCTTTGGCACTGGGATAAATACCAATGCCCCAAGTACTATAAGCGAAAATGACCTAGCCCTATTAAGGGACTACGCTTTGACCAATAGCCAGGATAAAATAAACTATATGAAAACACTAATAGAATCTGGTTTCACATTTAATCAAGCAGCTGAAAAGACTATGAGGGACAAGGGTGTCTGATCTATTTTTAACTCTAGATGGAGATTTGGCCGTTAATGGCAATAAGGATATTGGCCTTGTCCAGTCCTCTAAGCAGAATGACGTCCAGCAGATTTACCTTAGACTGATGACAGAGCCAGGAGACTTCCTAGCCTACCCAACACTTGGAGTAGATTTGTCCAGGCTGTACGGTATGCCTCAGTCGGCAGAAACTGGAGAGCTTGGAAAGCAATTAATTCGCACAGCCTTAGAAAGAGAAAATATCTTTAGAGGTAAAAACATAGCAATCGATGCAGTTCCAATAAGTGCAGACGTCATTAGATTTGACGTGCATATTTTGAGCGGATCCAACCAACCAGTAACTCTTAGCATTAAACAGAACTTGGGAGCGTAAATGCCTACTATTAACACAAAGACAAAAGAAGAGATTGTTGCCAGAATACTAAGTGCATTAGAAAAAAATGCTAGTATTAGCGCCACTTCTCCAGGATCTATAGCAAGAGCATTTGCCGATTCATTTGGGGCAGAGATGTTTTATTTATATGAATCATTTAAAGAAGCTATCAATCAGACAAACTTATCCACCGCATCAGGCAGATCCCTAGATTTAATTGGCGAACTCTACAATGTCCAAAGAAAGACTATATCAGATCAATTAGTATTTGATAGATCTACAGCTAATATGGAATTCTTTTTAGACACAGCTAGTTCTGGGGATATCATTATTCCTAAAAATACTTTGGTCTATAACGACGTTGGCTCTTTCTCCTCCGCACAATACTCTTATACCCTAGTGGGAGATGTTGTCATCCTTTCTGGCACGACTAAAGGATATGGAGCCGTTCAACCAAACTTCCAGTCCAATGACTACGTAGCTTCAGTGGGCTCATTGACTAGGCACAACTACATATCGCCTGCCGGGTCTTTGGTTTTTTGCTCTAATCCCAAAGAGATATACCCAGTCTTAAACTCTGAATCAGATGACAATTATAGAAGAAGAATTATTTCTTCCGTTAAAATAAATGCAACAGGGACTGCTGAGGCCTTAAGGTTTGCAGCGCTTTCAGTTAAGGGAGTCAAGGACATCCGAATAAGAGAAGCTTCTTATGGACTTGGCTCTTGCGATGTTATTATAGTCCCAGAGGTAGCTGGTAATATCGGGATGATTCCGCAGACCGTAACCAATACCATAGCTCCTATTAGGCCAATTGGGATTAGAATGAACGTAACTATGGCAGAGCCGATAGACTACTCTCTACAGGCCGTTATAACGCTGCCCTACGGCACTGGAGAGAACCTCCGTATAGGCATACAGAACCAGGCTACCATCTTTGTTAAAAGATATCTTAACTCATTGAGTATAGGAGATAGTGTTTCTGTGCAAGAAATTGAAGCTAGAATTAGACAATCATCAGATTTAGTTAAATCTATCAATATAACAACCGCTTCTGCTAAAGGAGTTAATGTTAATAGAAAAGATTTTAAGCCTTCTTCTGAAAGACAGTACATAGTAGCTGGCAATATTAACATTTCTTCTGTTATAATAGGTGTATCTAATTACTAAAGAAAGATGGTTATACAACCATGTCGGAAAAATATTTTTTGATCACAACCAACCATATAATTAAAGCACCTAACATGACGCAGGCTAAATTAGCTGTAGAGGGTGAAATGGATTTCTTGGGCGAAGTACTAAAGAACGATTCTCATTCAAAAGAGATACAAGCTGCAGAAGCATTTAAATTTGCTGGGTACAACACAGCCTCTGACATAGACGATGATGAACCCGATGCTTATGTCGACTTAGAGGATTCCCCAACTGAAGTTAATAGATTTGATTTTATCAGATCTGAGAATAAGAGATTAGCTAAATTAGCTGAAAAAAATAAGAACGTTAAAGATGAAGCCATACTTGCTGTCTATGAAGCAGCATACGATGCCTTCCTTGACTTTGAGCTTCCACCTATTAAACAGAATCAAATTACTTCAGGAAAAGCTGGAGCAGGAGAAACTGCTGTTGCAGTTTTTGGAGACTGGCAATTGGGTAAAGTTACTCCAAGTTACAACTCCGAAGTATTGGGCAAGAGAATAGAAGCCTATGCGGATAAGCTAGTAGAGATTACCAATATCCAAAGAACCCATCATCCAGTAGACAATCTTCATGTTTGGCTTTTGGGAGATATCGTTGAGGGGGAAGAGATATTCCCAGGACAAAGTCACTTAATTGACTCAGGTCTATACAGACAAGTTGGAGTTAATGGTCCTGAGATTCTTGGCAATTTCCTCAGAACTGCCCTTCAAAATTTCAAGCATGTTCACGTGACTGGAGTTATAGGAAACCATGGTGCTGTTGGCGGAAGAGCTAGAAAACAGCATGATCCTGAGACCAATATGGACAGACTGCTATATAAGATCGTTGAATTAATATTTAAGGATGAGCCTAGAATCACCTTCAATATTCCAGACGGCAAGGGTGAGAGAAACTTCTATGCAGTAGATACCATTGGTAGCTATAGCTCTCTACTTATTCATGGAGACCAAATGCCTGCACCAAGCGCTTCCTATGGTTACTATAAAAAGGTAATGGGATGGAAAGATGGTGCTATCCCGGAGCATTTTGAAGATGTATTTATGGGACATTACCACCAGCAGGTGAAGATGACTATAGGTAGTAGTCTTTTGAGAATTTCTGGTTCCCCAGAAAGTCACAACACCTATGCTCAAGAGTATTTCTCCTCCATGAGTAGACCATGTCAGCATTTAATGTTTGTCCACCCAGATAATGGAGTCACTTCAGAGTACTCAATCTGGCTAGACTAACCTCGAAAGGCATCTGTAGATGAAACAATATATATTAGCCTTAAGAAGTCTTGACTTTATTAAGTCTGGTAAGAGTTGGTCTACTGGATCTATCGACTTATATAATAACAAGTTTTATACTAATTATTCTATTGCTAGATCTAGGTTCGGCATAGATGAACTTGGAGATAGAACTTTTGTTGGCACAGAGATAATCTACGATGCCACCCCAAGCATAACCGTATTAGGTGAAACTGCTGGGGTAGTTACTAACTATGGAGAGATTGTAAAACAAGCGGGGATAATTTCCTATAACGTATTTGACTACGATGAAACAAGTGGCCAGTATGTAATCTTTACGCTTCAAGATGGAGCTACTCCATACTATGTACTACAGGGCGCTCAAACAGCTGAAGTATTTAGGTTTGTTGATACAAGTTCTCAGATAGATATAATAAGCTACAAAGGTGCATTCACTAATATAAATGCAAAAGATGCTCCTTCATTTATTATAAAGGTATACGAAGGAGATACGTCAGAGGGTCCATGGATGCTGTCGTCTATTTCCTCAGATGTAGGAACTCTTTTTATCAGCGATGCTAAGCGTTATTCTAGATTTGAAGTAGAAGTAGAATCTGAACTAGAACCATCTGATGTAGAAAATTTTGGTTTTGTATTATTAGTTCAGGTATCTATAGCGCATCCAATACCTCCAGTCTTAAGCAAGAGTGCTAAAAACATTCTAGCAAGATTCCCATCTTGGATGAAGATGTACGAAGATGCTATGGACCAGGCAACCCCTGAACTTTATGTTCCTCAAACTGTTGCCGGCAAGTTTGTGAACGCACTTATTGCAGATTATCCAGAAAATTTTGAAAGACAAAAAGATTTATTTGGACTAGATAAAGCTATATCCACAGCTGACACTTCGCAGTTAGCTTGGATCTATTCCACAACAGACGTACCGCCTAGCCACCTCCATGCCATGGGAGAGGATAATATAGGCTTATCTAAACTTACTTCTATAGAAGAACTGTATGAAGCCAGGGAAGAAGACCTTTGTTATTTCTATAGTCCAGCTGATAGGGAGATGTTTACAGTTAAGCTATTCCAATACTTAACAATAGATGGCGTCATCTATGAGCAAAATCCAATTCTTAGATGGAATTGGTTTGATGAGTTTGGTACTCGAGTTGGCTTGAGTAGACTCTACCTAGAGAGCAACGCTAACTTTAAATTAAGAATTCTTGATGTATATAAAAATCTTCCAGGAGTTTCTTCTGATAGCTTTAAGCTTACTTTGCGTCGTGAATTAGATATATGGGCAGCCTATGGAGCTACTCCTGATTCGAATTATCTTGGTGCCACTCCAGAAGTACTCGAGATTCAAGACATAGAAAACAGTACTCCCTATTTTTCATTTGATGGTAACCCTCAGCCAGAGTTTAAGAATTTTGTTACAGATTTAAATGAAAAATATCCAGTTAACTGGGGATATGTTAAATGGAATGATGGCTTCTGGGACTACGCCGGAGAAAATCAAACCGGAGTTGGAAGAATAAAAGCTTCTTACGACGATAGCGCAAGTCCGTTTGGAAATTATTATCAAGCTGGAGTCGGAGATAATAATGACGCTCTTATTATGGTCAAAGAACCAATTGAATCTAATGTAGATTTTTCCTCTAAGTTTAAAGCTTATGGGATTCGTAAAACCGGAGTAGAAGATGTATATTCACCTATTGCCGTTAACTACGAATATTATGGCTCCTATTATCAGACTGTATATGAGAACACGTCTGCAACAGCTAATTTCGACTATGCCTTAATCCTACCACCACATGCATCACACGCTACTCCATCTGTTTATCATGCTACCGTCAACACTTTCCCTACAAACTCCTATTCACCAACTCATTCATCTAGTCCAGAGTACAGTACTTTTAAAATATTTGACGCAGAAGGTAACAGTATAGATGGAATTAATTTTTACAATAGAGTAACAGGCACCCTATACCAAAATACTTCAGCTACTCCTACTACAAATAAAGTTAACTTCTACTATGCTACAGAACTATCTGCAACCCCAATGTCCGGTTCTGCTAATTCTCATATAAAGTTTGCTGACGCAACTCCAATTACTTCTACCATAGGTTCTCCTGTAAAAATTACTAAACCATATTTTACAACTACGTCAGCTGATATTAAGGTAGTTTCCAATCAGTACGATGCGGTAAGAAGAAGATTCTATACTACTCCAAAAATACCAGGCAGTTTAGAAATTAATGCCAGCAACAATACTAGCCAAACAAAAGATTTTACTTTAGACAAAAACTTTATACAAAATAGTATAGTCTTTCCTCCAGGATCTACTCCAGAATATGTTCACATAGATAATGCTACTCCATTCGGCTATGTTTCAATAGATGGGATATATGAGTCAGACACCTTTAAAGGATTTGGAGGTGTTGCATACGATCCTAGTTTAGGCGTTGATTACGTAATACCTTCATCGCCAAACATAATTGCATCTTATCTTAGCCCGAATTTTGCTACTCCAACATTGCATCCAGGATATAGAGACACAACCGGCAGCACTGCTAACTATTACTTTACTTCACTGCTGTATCCATATGGTTCAACCCCAACATCAATAGTTTTTTCTAGCGCAGATAGTGCAAACTACCCATTTGCTAAGGATGTTTTGACTGAATTTACGGCGCACAGTACCCCAATGATAGATGGAACTGTCAATGAGTTTGGAGTTGTTAGAACCGATCCGGATAATAAGGATGAAAACTTTACTCAAAACAGTAATTTAATTGGAAGATATGATTTAAATTATTCTTCTTTTGGCATTGACAAAGTGAACTACACGATCAAGAAGATAGAGGTAGTCAATGATGTAGATGGAGTGGAATTATCTTTATCCAAAGAATTTGTATATAGACATACTGATGAAAATATATACTTTGCTAATTCAATCATAGAAGATCAATCAGATATGAACTCCGCTATTATTGCAGGAGTAGAAGTTAGCGCTCAGTATAAAGCTAACTATGATTCATATATTCATACTGGTTGGTATAGCCAAAACGAAGAAGACCATTATATCTATAGTGATCCAGTAGATGAAGCACATGTTACCCCCGGCTTTTCTCTTTCTCTAGAAACTGTTGCCCTACAGGGTGCTCCTATCATCGTACAAAGAAATATAGCAACACCTGGTAGTATTAATTTAAGTAGTGCAACTCCAGAAATATTAAGAGAAGTTGCATTCCCAGACCAGGCTACACCAACTGAGCTTTCCCTAGTCAACTATGAAACAATATACGCCAATGCAAGCAATAACATATATCTTGGCTATGAAGATGTATACGATGTAACCGTAGTAGACGCCATCACAGGGTATACGGTTCTAAGTAACGGGCAGACTAAGACTAATGAAATAGAAGTATTTTCTTCAGCTACTCCCGTAGTCAAAGGAAGAGAGTATGGAGTTACGTATAAAGTGCGAAATTCTTATTTAATAGATAATGACTATTATGATTCTAGTAGTGAAAAATATATTAGCAGAATGCAATTTGACTCTACACCATCTACCATATATTCATATGACGTAACCTACGAATCAAATTACATAAATCAATCAACTCCAATATCATTAACTGTCAACCCATTGCAATTGTGGGATCAAGAGGGCTTTGTATATTTAAGTCATAATGATTATAATTTTAATACAGCTATTATTTCCCTTAAGCCAGAATATGTTATAGATGATGGTGATGATTACACTACAATAACAATCCAATCAGTTGACATAAATGGAAACTCAAAGCCATATCAAACTTTTAGAATTACTGGGCCGTATATTACTGTTGATTCTCAATATGTGACTACTGACATTAATGGTTTTGCATATACCAATATCAGATACAATGGCGTTATGCCTTCTGCTACTCCGGGAAGTTATATTACAGTCTCTGGCGTAGCCAATGGATCAACTAATGCACATGAGAACTCACAAACCCAAGACTATGTAACAGTATTAAATTTTGAAATAATTACCGAATATTCGATGCAGAACTCAATTAAGGCTATAGCCGATACTGCATCGTTGAGAGCGGATGGATTAGGCCAGCAATACATTAGAGGCGTTATAACATCTGGTGCTACTCCAGTTTCAAATAATGTAATTTACTGGAGAAAGGGAAGAACCCTTTACGATATCTTCACCAACAATAATTATTCAAATTATGTAAGATCCGACAGCAATGGCAACTTTACAATAGGACCAATACAAGCTGCATCCTCCTTAGAGCCGGGCTATTGGATGATGGCAGTAGAGTCTGAACATTCTGCAACCCAGTCTTCTACTCCAACTACAGTATCAGGAGATATCGTTTATTGGTCTGAAAAATATGATAACTTAAATTATCATTCAGGAGGCGCTGTATTGTACAATCCAAATGTACTATTAGGGCGTGGGGTTAAGATGTCTTCTACTCCCAACTTTACTTTAAATTATCATGACGGTTCAGACGCCAGTGTTTATGCAGCTACTCCTAATTGGCTTCCGCCAAAATGGTACCCTCTAGATAGGGCAGAGCAGTATCAAATGGGGTTGTTGGGTTCAACGCCTAACATCATCAGTAGTTATGATAAGTTAATGAATGATTATGAGGAAGAATAAGTATGAAAAAGTTTATAGATAAAACTGATTCCCTTAAAGAACCAGCTATTAAGACTGGCAATTTCGTACCCCGTGATGCCGTTAATCTAGGTTGGTTTTCTGGCAGGGAAATATCTCCTAAAAACAATATCTCATTAGTTGATCTATCGGCTTTAATCCCAGAGAACGTAACTGTCAATAGCCAGTTTGACAGGCTAATGTATGCTAATCAATTTGGCATACTAGAAGATTCAAACGGCAATACTCTTATTGACTCAGATGATATTTCTGTAAGTTCTATTTTTTTAAATTCTGAAACACTAGATAGAAGCTATACACCTACTGAGATGGGCCAGAAAACATTTGTTCATTCTTATTATGTTAGTAGATTCTTTACTCTCATTCCAAGTAGGTCGTTCTCTGCTGCTTCTTTAAGTGAATATTTAGAAGAGGAATATATACCTAAGCACATTAAGGTTATAGATAACGAGGGTAAGCTTTATGCCGATCCAGCAACTGGTATAAAGAAATACAGAATATCACTTGAGTCATTTGTAACTTCATCTAATAGGGATCTGGCAAATGTCCCCCACAGGATAGTGGTCCTTATGGACGACCCAAGTCCAACTAATCTAAAAATTGTTTATGATAAAGTAGAAGTTAATCAAGATGGATCTTGGTTTGGTCAGTATCTAAAATTCGAAGAGAATATAAATTCTATAAAAATATTTTCTGAAGCTAGAGAAGAGTCTGAAGTTATAGACCCATCTAATGGTGATGTAATGAAATTCTCTGTTAAAAGAAACAACAAAAGGTCCTTAGTAGATGGATTGAATATAGAAAACTCTGGTAATCAAGTATACGTAAATAGAAAAGCATTAGATGATAACAGGGTTTTTGAGATATTTAACTGGAGGCTTGTAGCCAAAATAAGTAACAGTGTTAATTTTTCTCAGGCTAATTATGGCCAAGAGACAACGGGCAACACAGTACTACAAAAGACTGTCAAGGTTGGAGTTTTATATTCCTCCAATGAAGGCAAGGATTTAACCAAGATTAAACCATATGTAGCATTAAACTTGCAAGATTCTGTATTTAACTTGTCTGGCTTTACTTTAACTAATCCAAATGCAACCTCTTCCAATAAAGACTCTGCAGATTATTGGCTAGTAGATATAGATACAGTAGGTGACCTATCTGGTTATGACGTAATATTCTCAGCTATACACTGGAGGCTTACTGATAGTCAGTCTCAGAAAATGCGTAATTATTTTACTACAAATAATGGAACCCTAGTAATAGATGCAAGCCAATGCTCAACAAATGATTTAGTTGCTCTTAATTCTAGCTTGACAATATCTTCTGCTGCAGCAACTATTAGTAATCCAACTTACCCTACGTTAACTCAAGCTGGCAGTTTACTGACCGAGACTAGTAAAAATAATGGTTTTACGATATCGAATGCAGAGTTTATATCTGATTCTGGAATACACGGTTATGCAAAAACTATAGCGGGAGATTATAAGAATTATAAATATTTCACTAACTCAACTATAAATTCAGTATTGTCTAGTGGTGCAAATAAATTCTCTGTCCTATTAAGGAACAGTCCCAATACAAATAACTTAGTTGCCGGAAACATCGTTGCATCTACCTTCCCTATATTCGACTACTGCAATAATATATATTCTGGCAGTTCGTTGATCCCTACTAATAATTATGGAACTACTCCAGTGAAATTAAATCAAGGAAATGTTTTTTCTGATTACGTAGAGGGTCCCTATAAGTTTCTCTACAACTGTATGTTAGTAGCAATTAATGACAGAATAGAATCGTCTAGATCAGTGATTGACGTTAGATCTAGTGTCCATTATTTTACTACTGGTTGGAATAATGATTGGGTTATTAACTCAGATGTTCTTTATGATGATGAAAGAGCTGAGTATTATGAAAATATAAATAATGCAGGCTCTAATCTTTATGCTAGAAACATATTAAATTCTCCTAAAACTTATTATATAGAAGAAATAAAAAAAATAATAACAGGATATCAAGATAGATTTTTTGACGAAAATCAAAACAATATATCATTCTATATAGAGTTTACTAATGCCAATGTCCAGTGGACCAATAGTGTGGCTGTCACTTCTGTAGAAAAAAATGAAATCTCTTCTTCTTATGAAATAGTTAAGATAGCAAATAAGAATAGTAAGTGTCACGCATATACCACAAAAGTATCTCCCGCATTCGTGATTCCATCTGGGTTTGGTCCATATCAAATTAGGGCTAAAACATCGACTAGCAGAGTAGATCCGCTTTCTTCTTTCTCTAACGTAGCTCCACAAAATTACCCATTCCAATTCAATCTAAGCCACTCAAAGATATCTGGTGGAGATAGTCCTAAGTCTTTTACTGCGTCAATTAAAAGTGTTTTAAACGTAGAGTTTGAGCAAACCAATTCTTGGCGAGAAGAAGTAGAAAACAACACTGGAATTATCTCTAGACAGAAAAATGCTCGTATCGATAGAAGGCTTAAGGCAGGCACTGGCATAACAGAGATTTCAACTCCACCTAAAGCTGGAGAAGTAAAGCCCCTTGGACATAATAATATAGTGACTAGTGAGTCAGCAAATACATTGGCTTCTAGTAGTGAAAATAATGCATTTGTGTACACTGGAGATATAAGTCAAGGTAATACTTGGGATGAATACTTTCAGGGTAAGGGTACAGGAACTTTTGTCAGATACGTAAAGCTAACCATGCACCATGCTGGGTACAGAAAAAGTAGTCCAACTAACGGTACGTTTGATGCATCTTTATCGAATGAAGTAAAAGCTTTTCAAACTTCAAGAGATCTTCCAGCTGATGGGATTATAGATTCAAGAACAAAAGAAGAATTGGCTTTTGTTTGGTCGAATAAATCAGAGGAACAGCTAGAGGCTACTAGAGTTAGTGTAGTAGATAAGAATAATTATAAAGATACAGGCATTTGGGACTATATCAACGCTGCTTCTAAAATAAAAACTGCTAGCTCTAATTTACTTACTGGCGCTCCCATAAAAATGATTAACTTTACTGGATCATCTAAAGCATCAAATAAAATAAAAATGTGGGTAGGAATTGAATTACGCAACGATGCCGATATCGAAAAAGTAGTTCGAGCAGAAATACTCCCAACAACATCGTTTGGCCCTTCTGCCACCTCTTATAAGGGCATTCGAATTCTTGACTGGAATGTTTCAAACAACGTTGAATTTAGTGAGTCATTCTACAATAATAAAACTCAAAGTTATCAACAAGATGGAATAATAACAATTACTTTGGATTCTCCGGACTTCAAAGGCAAATGGCTTAATATCCTTTTGGAGGGTTCTGTATTGGGAGGCACTAAGTTTGGTCCTAAAGCAGCCGGATTAGCATTAGAGCAGATAAATATTTACTACAAACATAATGATACCCCTAAGATAGTAACTACTCCAGGAGTAGCAGAAGAATATGATCCAGCAGTTGAGGCTACTTATTACTACTGGTTGGATCACACAGAGACACAAAGAATTAATGGTCTTGTAGAAGTCACTCATAATTTAAATAATATATCCTTTAATACAGTATCCTCAGATATTACGTTAGAATATTTAAAAAATTATGGAAAATTAAAATCCATTACAGTCTGCGAGCAAGTAGGGCAGAGATTGGACACTAATAAAACACTTTCATACACTGGGTTAGATCTTGCGCTAAATAATGCATCCTATAAACCATCTTCGTCTAGAAATGAATTATTAGACATAGCTAACCCTAAGCGCATCGTTGCCATCAATTCTTCATCCCTAGTTGCAGGATCTGTAAAAGAAGCAGGGACTACAATTTTGTCTAACGATAACTTTATAGAGGTAAGTTGCAGCCCCGCAGTTGGTGTTGCTGGAACTACATTTAGCATTAGTGCATCTAGCAAAGTTTCTAGTTATACTTCAGCCACAACTTACAATGCGACAGTGCCAGTATCTGGATATAGTTTAAAGAAAGTTTCAAACAATATAGTGATTGCTGGGAAAAATCAAACCAATTACTATGACGGAATTATGCTCCTGACCAATAGCAATGGAACACCCTTTTTCCCCTTGAATCTTTCGCAAGTTTCAGTTACTTTAGCTAGCACGGAAGACTCATACTATAGTGACATCACAGTTTCCAAAGTTGGTGCCAGTACTCCTGGTTTAGAGTATGGGTTTTATGACACTAGAACTAACGAATTTATTGGCAAAACTATAACTTACCTTAGGTACATGCAGAGTCCAAGTAATATATACATAGGAGTCTACGCCTATGATTATGACGGAAACATAAATACATTAAAAGAATTTACCAGTTCAAGCAATGGATCTACATATATTCCTACTTCAGTTCCATTACGAGCTGCTTATCCTGTAGTCAATGTCATCTCCAATAATAGGAATAAAATTCAATTATTTGGCATCAATGGCGACTTAAGCAAGACAGAACCATGGCCAATATCTGTTAGCTCAGGTTCTTTTCAGAAAACAATTAACATAAGCCCTGCCGATGCTAGAGGCTGGAAGTCGACTTATAGTGGTCAAAATTTAATAGCATCCTATGATACATCTTCAATAGGAAGCATCCCATGGTCAAGAATATATGGAAGAGGCTATTATGACGTAATAGGGGAACGTCCCCTTTACAATAACCCTAGATCAATCACTCTAAGACAAACTCCGCTACATGTGGTTAAGGGTTATCCTTCAGACTTAAGTAGAAAAAATGTTCCATTTAAACCAGCACTTAAGGTTTACACTAGGACTAGCGAGAACGCTCCTTGGACACTAGTGCCTTATTCTGAAATAGTTAATTTCAATTCAAGTACCGGTGTAATAGAATTTGAGAATCAAGTAATATCCAATATTGAAGGCTTAATAAAAGTGGACTACACTATTGAATACAATAAACTTAGCATCAAGCAATCGGATGGAGTGCCAATTCCAACTAATCCATTCTTGAATAAGGATTCAGTGCAAATCAATAAGCCATTGTATATCTATATAATGCCTAAAGAAGTCCACAAGAGTGAAAATGTAAATAATTCAACAAGACAAATAAAAGTTACCGAATACCCTATCAGTCCAGCTATTAATTTTACTTACAATAATAATGTATTTAATAAATTTGATACAGTTTCCTACGAACCTTTTGCCCAGCTTATAGGAATAATATATGTGATAAATACTAATGATGATGAAAACTTTAGCTTTACTGATCTAAGAGTAAAGGGTGGAGGAATTTCAGCCAACTTTGATACTAATACTATACTTGATGAAGTCTCTCAAGCAGTTTCCTATTGGGATGTTTACCCTCCAATGGCACAAGCTTATCCAAAGGGTGGTTATGTAATGGTTAAAATTCCTTCTATAGTTAAAAGGAATTTCATTAATCCTCAAGAAGTTTATGATATAGTTAGAGATAACTTAACAGCTGGTGTTGTATTCGACCTATATGATACAGACGGAAACGATTGGGGTTCAAGTGTTACAATATCTTCCTGATACAATACAAACTTTTTCTAGTAGCAGCAAAAAAACTGTTAGCTCTTTAATACAAAATATTAAAGCAGACAAAACTCAAATTGCTAATCTAATTGAAAATATAAAAACTTTTGATACAACTGCAAATTATACCCCAACTTTAGCTTTAAGATATTCCCCAATGAACTTAGAAGCTATAATAGAGTTCTTCAGGGATTCTTCTTTAAGGGTTGGGCAATTCTTTTCTGCGTCTTCATCTATATCAAATGTAGTTAATTCAATGGTGTCTATTTTTTCTTCTGAAATACAAAAAATAGAAAATGATATAAAAATACTAGAAACATTCATAGATAACTATCAATACATATCTGGGGAAGATGATTTATTTAACTTTAACTATGTAGAAAATTTTAATAATGATTTAAATTCATATAAACAAGATTTAGTTAATATAGTTCAATACGACAGAGACGGATCTATATTTCCTGAAAACGGAAATTACAAAATAGATAATGTAATAAATAAAATGAGTATTGATAATACAATTTCTTTTGTAAATATGATTAACAATATTTCTAATATTAGCTATGTTAATAATTATACAAACTTTATCACTACTGACACTGGTTTTGGATCAACTATTAACGAAAGTCCCACTGACGACTGGACAGTGACGGTTAAATCTCCATATGTTTTAACCTCTAAATTATCATCACTTGCTACTTATTTGAACTATGATTACTCATATATAACTGGAGCGCAAGCACAGGTAACGATGACTCTACTTAATGCCACCGAGATGGATCTCATAAGAATAACCCCATCTGATGCAGAGGGGATGCAGATTCTTCAAGTGGTAATTGAAACAACCGACCCTACAGCTTCCTCTCAAACTGGGGCAGTAAGTGGCAGCACTATCCAAACACCAGTTTTAAGTTCTCCGTTACTGATAAACAAAACAGTAGACATACTATTCCCTAAGTGCAGGGTGAATAAAATAACTTTTATATTTAACCAACCTAAATATATCAGATCAGAAAATTTAGCAAATGTACACGAAACTAACTCTAAGTATATTCATTCAATAGTTAAGGGTATAAGAGAATCAAAGTCGCTAAACCCTAGTAAGATGCAAGACTTAGTATACTTTTATTTTAAAAATAATACTTCAATACTTAATTCTAGAAAAAATACAAAACAATCTGAAGAAATTTATTCCTACAGATACCCATCTAACGAACCGGTAGATCCAAGTTCTGTATTTGATAACCTTGTTAAATTTGGGGAAAAGAGAAAAGAAGACTTAGTAAGTACGGGAAATAATAATATTATTTCGAACATAGTTCAAACTATGGTCCAATATTCTATAGACGCTAGATCTAATATATTTAATAACAATATATACAAACCAAATATGTCAGACAATCATTCCAGCCAAGTTAGAAATATAACTTCAGACGGAATAGTGCCATTAAAGAATGACAGAGAAAGTCATGAACTAATGTTCCAAAAGGAAGATCCTGAAATTCCAGGAATTACTAGTTATGATTTAACAAGTTATTTAAATTCAAGAGAAATAAGTAGCTCTTATGAATATGGTTTTTCTATAAAAAATATATCCTTTGGCTCTATAAGTAATGTCCTATCAAATAAAGCTTGTTTTATATCTAAAAAAATTCAAACTGATGGCTCTCCGTTGGGGCTAAAGGCTATAGTGAATATCATTAAGGAAAGACAGAATTTAAGTTACGCTGGTTACGATCTAATCGAACCTGGCTCAGTAGAGCTGAGTATTTGTTTACAAGAAAATATATCAGGAGAATCTTCATGGGTTCCAATTAACCATAAGTTATCTAATGATATAGATTCTGAAGTTTTATTCTTTAATAATATCAAACAAGCTACACTTAGATTTCTCCCACTGCCAGCAACTATAAGAGTTTATAAAAATGGTATTTTAGTAAACCCAAATAATTGGAGTTATCTAAATAATAAAATCACTATGGCTGATCCGATAGAAGCTTCTTCGATTTATGTAGTGGAATACAGCTTGGACACATCGGATTACAACGAATCTATATTAGATATAGATAAAATTCTTGATGGTCAAAATGTAATTAGATCCTATGTTAAAGACGGAGCACAAGGGCAAGTTTTCCCAGCTACTGGTGGTGGCAATAGAGTGCAACTAGATTACATTCCTTTTATAGAAAGTAAATTTGGAACAGCTACCTATAGCAGCAACTATGGTACAGTCAATTCTATTGAAAATATTGGGTATTCTCCAATAAGAGTGACCTTATCTGATGGCACTTCAGCTATAAACTTGACAAATTATTTAAGCAACAACTTTGAGAAGGCAACATTCTATTCTACGAATGAAGTTTTATTTTTTCAAAATGGTAAACAATTAATTTTCAACAAAAACATTACAACTCCATTGACAGTTAATTATTCATACATTCCTCCTAGCATAAGGTTTAGAGTTATTATTAGAAATAACATTCCTGTATTAACCAATGGAATATCAGTAGATAATGTTATAATTAAATGTAATGTAAATAATTTAGATCCATTATCACAGAAATTATTAAGGTTAAATTAGTATGACTCAACTATCTCCAAACACAGTTGCCTATGATCAAATATACACAATCTTAACAAGGTTTATAGATCAGCATAGAAGAAACGAATTCACTAATAATAAAGAATTCGCTGCTGAGTATCAGAGCATAATAAATTTTTTGAACACTAACTTAAGCCGGACCCTTAAGCCAATTTGATCCCTATATAAAAGGGGAGCCACCAGTATCTGCTAAGTTTAATACCTACACAAGGAACTACTCAGACGATCTAAATATTATTGCTAAGCAACTAGACTATCTATCAGCAAAAGTAATTAACAATTTCAATATGTTTACCTCCGAAGTAGAACAAGAAAATTCTTTTATAAATAGAATAAAAAATAAGATAAAAGTTTTACAAATGTACTCTAGCAGTCCTGCTAACGATCTTTTTTATGTAGGCAGTTCTTTCGACAGCACTGATTATATAGACTATTCTAGGATAGAAAGTACTGACATTTTACCTACAATAGATAATGGGCAAATGTCTTTGTCCAAGGTTACAACTAGTCCATGGACTCCACAAAGAGTTTTTATAGAAGAAACTTCTTCTAATGGTATAGCCGGAAATAACCACTCAGTCTATGCTTCCGCAACAGATAATCCTCCATATAGATATTTCTTTCAAGATTCACCTACCTCTAGAAATATAAATAATGTGATAGACAATAATCCATTAACTTTTTTTGAATATGAACAAATTAATATTCCAACAGCTAGAAAACCATCAGGTAATAAGAATTTTGAATTTCAATATATTAAAAGTTTATATTCTAAAACTTCAACTGGTGAAGAAATTCAAGAAGAGTACTACGATTGGTCAACCTTTTCTGTTAATGACCTTCAACTTGTAACCGTCCTGGAAAGCGATCGCCCAGAAAAAGCAAACTTCATTAACATCATCCCTTATTTTGGAAGTAATAATTATATTTCTAAAGATATTAAAATAGAAAAAATTGAAGTTAAAAACGATTTAAATCAAGTTGAGAATATTCTTACGGAAGCAATCTATATAAGTTCAGGTCTAATACCAAGCTCCTTAGATTCTGCAAGAAGGTTTTTCTACAAAGAAGCTAACATTAAGTTTATGGAAAGAAAAGTTAAGTCAATTAAAATATTTTTTAAACAACTTAACTATAACGATGCTAAGATTCAACATATATATTTTGAACCAGTGAAAAGCAAGACTCGAGCAGGCGGGATTGTTGTTCCAGAAAATGTGGAATCAAATCCATTTTTTACTCAAATGAGGTTCAACCCAGACGACCCAACAGTTGCCCCGTCATTAGGCTATCCATCTATATCATGGTCTCAAAAAATTTGGAATCATGCTCAAATAACCCCATTGTTCAATCAACCCAATTTATTTAAATCTGAAACAAATAATAGCATTGATTTTAACATAACTCTCAAAAGGAATATACCTGTTAATACTGGGTGGACGTTAAGGGCTACAGGCACTGACGGTAAAACTTATTATGTAACTAATAACTTTATTCTTAAATTTAAATACGATACTGTACCCACGCCTCAGTATTACCTAGAAGGATTAAGCGGGATAACCAATACAGGAACTAACCCCACTTATTCTGGCTATATCACTGTAGTAAAACCTTATAATAATACTGTATTAGCAGAAGGTTGGATGGCCAATAAAATAACTACCACTAATGGCATAACTACTAATGAATCTCAAGTGGAAGCTGCGGCAGTTGTAAATTGGTTTAATACAACATCTCAAGGATTTACTAAACAGCAAAAATACGATCTATTCAAACTTAGGGTCGATAGTATTACAGCTGAATTAATAAACACTGACGCAACAAAAGTGCAAACAAAATCCTATACCATCCCATTGGAGAGGAAGTTTGATTTTATTGATGGCCAAAGAAAATCAATTTCCTTAAGAGATATAACAGTTGGGTATGAGGAGTTTTCCGATAAAGCTCAAATAGTGTCTAAGCAGTTTGATTTTAATTCCCCAATAGAGTATCTAACATTATCGGCTGAAGCAGGTTTGTCTGGACAGCTTTCAGCCAATGTTAATTTGGAATACATAAAGTACTATATATCTTTAGATGGTGGCTCTAGCTGGATTAGGGTTTCCCCTATAGAAAGTCCATTATCTGAAGTCGGTGAAGTTCTAGCCTTTAACCAGAATGTGGACAATACATTTAAGATCCCAGGTGTAGAATACTACAACGCTCCCACAGTGCCAGAAAATCCAAAGAGCTTAATCGTAAAAATAGATATAGAAAAACCTTCTGGAGAAAATATATCCCCAATACTTTATTCATATAAAGTTGGAGTTAAAGTGAGGAATTCATGACGATTTCTAAGATACAAAAAAAGAAGTTTTTAGATAATATTTATAAGCTAATGTACTCTACGGGTACATCTACTTTTGACAAAGTGGTAAGACAGCCTAGTGAATTAGAAGTAAAAAAAGAATTTGATAATTATTTTTCGCAGAATAGAATAGGACTTCCCTTAACTAATGATATCAATGTCTTAAGGAACACGGAAACTACTAATCCAGACCTGATGAATACCTTTATGGCTAGAACGATACTTAACCTAGAAGTATTGTACGACTCCATACATGAAAATGGCGAAGACATGATGAGTGTAGCTACCGTATTAGGGAAAAGGCTAAACTCTCTAAGGGATAAGAGAGCTGCTTTAGAAAAAAAGATAGACGACATACTTTTTGCTAACTCAAATACAAACGGATATTTTTATTCTTTTAGCGATAGCTTTGCTAACTTAGCTAATGTAGACTTAAATCTCTCTACATGCTTTGTAGATACAGAGCATAGAAGCGCTAAACTCCCAACACTAAAAGCCAATGCCTTAGACTTCAGGGCCCCTGGTCGAATTAATTTGAGTAATATTAAATATGATATTGTATTCAATGGATCCAATGCAGTGACCCAAGCCGCACTGCCTAATGCAAATAACGTATTTGATGGGCTTAACGACACTGTTTCGACAGTAGTTCATACATCCAGTACACTAGGTGCTTGCGCCATGGTACTGACCATCCCGTTGAATACTCCGTTTGTTGTTTCTAGCGTAGATGGTAAATTAAATACAAGTTCTGCCGTTGTAACTATAGCTGAAATAATTGGAGTTGGTGCTGCCCAAGAAGTTCAATATAGAAGAAAGCAATCTAACAGTGATTATGATAAGTTTTCTTTTAACTTTAATCCTCAAAGATCTGGTACAGTAAGAATTACTTTAATAAAATATGAACCAGATGTAACGTATAACGATAGAACTATTGACAAATACCATTATAGGTTTGAGATAAAAGATCTAATTGTCAGTGGTCAGTACTATGACAAGGAAGGCATGTTAATTTCTTCTCCAATATCAATAGCCTCCGGCAATGACAATAAAGTTATAGATGCAGTTAGTATAGAAGCAGTTAATGCAAATCCTTCTATTGGACAAATAAACTATTTTGTTGCAGAAAATATACCTAATGCAGTTAATGTTTCTGATTTTAACTGGGTTCCAATCTCTTCTGGTTCTTCAGCAACTGGCTTTGATCAAATCGTATCTTTTAGTAAGTCAATAAAATATTTTAAAAGCATAAGTTCTATACCCACTGCAGGAAATATTTTCTTAAACCCAATAATTTCTTCTGGATCTCTTACGGAAATTAATCCATCAAGCTCAATCTACAGAGGAGTTGCAGTATATAGAGTAGGGACTATTGCAGAGGCTGACAGCCCATATAATCCGTATATACTAGACAGTGTAAATAGAATTAGCTTTAAGTACACGTCTTATTCAGAAGGGTTATATAGAAACTTGAATGAGTGGTCTAATCTTGTAAATACAGATTCCTCAACTACTGAAGTTTTTGATATGGGAAGTTTGGCTATAACAAATGTTCCATCCATACCTGTATCCTTGAACCTAAATGGGGTCAGTGGCTTTATGCAAACCAATTTATTGGTAGACAACGCAACTCAAGTAAATCATGTTATCTCAAAGTCTGGTGGAGCAATAGATTGGGATGTTGCAGTTTACTTAAACGGGACTAAGATAGCAGATATCCCAGCTGGACAAACATCCCCCACTCAAAACAGTACATGGAATCTAACAAAGGGAATAAATAAGATTGTAATAACCTTTGACGCATTAGACAGTGCTTCTGGTTCAATATCTTTAATGGATGGGGTATCTATAACAAATTATGGAACTCCTTTCTTGAACTATTATTCTTACGTAGATCCTTTTGATTTCAGAATCAATAGGAGCGTTAATGATACAGTGTTCACTATAGATAAATATCTTGGCAATAAAGAGATACTATGTAGAAAGCAAATAAAAGATAATTCTAGATTAGTTTATTATTCCAATAATAATAATCCAATTGAATCGATTAGATTTAGGGCAGACTTTACTAGGTCAACTAGTCCATTTGGCACACCGGTACTAGGTGGATATAGAGTAAAATTTAAAAATGGATACAATGAACTGAGTTAACCATGGCAAAAAGTTATATAGAAATTAAAAGAATTATACAACCTCTTTATGAGAGATACAGAAACACCTATAGGGGTCCTAGGTCTTCTGAAAAAGAAAACCTAGAGATGGATAAGATATACATTGACTTAAAAAGATTAGATCAAAAAATAGATTATTTAAATGATAAAGTTTATCAAGACGTAAGGGTTGTAGTAGGGCAAGTTGACCCGGAAACATCCTCTATTCACACTCCCTATGAAGATGGTTCTTACTATCTTTTTGATGATCTTAAGTTTGAATTCTACGGTGATTCAGCAACTCCGGATTTCCTACAGATAGACACCACTTTGACTATTAGCTCCAAGATGTCAAAGATGTTACAAAAAATTAAAAGATTAGAAAAAGGACAATAGGTAGTTAAATGTCAGAATTTATTTATACTAAAAAAAGAACAAAACAATACAATGGTCCACTCAATAGTGATGATCACAATGCAAGAATAGAAGAAAACTACAAAGACTTAGTATACCTTTATAATAAATATAATATATTTGACCAGAAGCTTTCTGAAGCATTTGAAAGAGTACTAAAAGATCACGTGTTTATTAATCAATATATAAAAGATATGGATGATAGAATACAGGCCCTTGAATCTAATGAGAGTCTAATCTCTATTCACTCCCTGTCTCAAATAGATGTTACTGCTACACCGGAGGGTGAGTTAACTATTCAAGCTGATGAACTACTCACCTACGATCCAGCATATAATATTGTCACCCTACCAAAGATAGATGGGTCATCTCATTCCAAGGTTAAGTTTTTCACTCCTACTGATGGTCAAGTAATTCCTGATTTTTTCGAAACTAGAATATCCAACTCACTACCTGGCGTTGATGTCCCTGGCTGTACCTTGGACAGTAATAATATCTATAACTCTATTTTAGATAGATCAGACAAGTTCTGGAAAAGAAGTGTGATCACAGATGCTGTATCGCCTTATGGAGCTCAGACATATGTTTATGTTAAAATCCCTTCTGAATATAGTGGCTCTAAGAAATGTAACTTTTTTAAATTAAATCCATTCCCTACATTTGGAGTAGATATTCTTTCCATAGAGTACACAACGGCCCAGGATCCAACTTTAAGCGAGACTGACACCTGGATACCCTTGAACAGAGATAGGGTCTATGACGGCGATTCAGAGGCCATAGGCAAGGTTCCACCTGGTGGCTGGAGCACCATAGGATCAGATGCTATTTTAAATTCTGGTCCTATAGCATTCTACTTTGCCGAGCTAGATATAACAGCCATAAGATTTATTATGCGCCAAAAAAATTACTTTATTGAAAACGGAAAGTATATTTATACTTATGGTCTATCTGACATGGACATAAGATATGATAAGTTCCTGCCTACCGGAAGAATTATATTTAAATTTGATGCCCCTCAAGGGACTTTAATTAACTCAATAACCTCAGTTACCCCTAAGATATTTAACGTATCAGAATCTTTGCTTTCTGATGTCTTTGAATATAGGGTAATATATAATGATGGGTCGGTATACTCTGAGGAAAATCCTGGATCTTCCAATACCGTATGGATAGAAGTTACCTTAAATCAACTCCCAGATGGCACCGCCCCAGTGCTATCTGATTTAATAATAAATTATAACTAAAAATATCCATTAGACCAATTACTATATAGTTCTAAGAGCTTATTTAAGGAGATTAAAATGGCCACTTTTTATGTAGGACCTAGACCAGTTCTCAAAGGTCAAACAACCGCTGGTATGGTTAATCCATATACGACAATGACAGGTAAGGCCAAGGGTACTGGCACCTATTCATACTACCCACTGTATAGTACATCCCATGTGTTAGATGGGGCACCGGATAATCACCATGTTCCTGGGTCAAACGACAGCGCTGGCAATCTATTCTTATCGCAGATTTTTACTGGATCAACTTTATATATTCACCCTTTATCTGGAACTTTCCCAGATGGCACTGCTACATATGATGGTGCTAGATTCCGCCCAATGGAATTCAAGGGTCTTGTTGGAGCCAAGGCATTTCCAACTTCTTTTGGTCACGTTGAAAGAGAAAACGAATACAAGCTTCGTCAGTACACTTTCAAGGGTGTTGCGTCAGCAGTAGCTTTTGCTAATACCGGTCACGCTGCAAGAACAGATGCACAAGGTGCTCCAGCTTCCTATGGTTACTTTAGACCAGAAGAAGAGCATGGCGTAGCAAGTGCTAAGGTTTTCCCATCAACTTTTGGTCAAGCTAATACAGCTAGTGACTATGGAAGACAAAAAGTTCAGGAGTGGAAGGGCATCCCTTCTGCAAAAGCTTTGTAGAATACTACAAACATAAATTACAATAACCGTAACTGAGATTATTGGCAGGAGTACTGCTATAATGTTTGAAGCGGAAATGTTGTAGGATTTCCCGCTCTGTATAGAGCGGGATTTTCTATTTTCCAAGCAGTTTTATAGGTTTCGATATCTTTGGATAGGAATATAAGTGTCAGTGTCAATTGAAGATCTCGAAAAGGTAGTTAGAGATGACATCCTACCTACGGAAGTAGCTGATATGTATTTGAGAATCTACGTTGCAGACATTGATTGGAAGCCACACCTTGGGCAATTATGGTCCAACGTTAGTGCCAAAAGCCCTGACGCAGACGCTGCTAAGGCTCAAATAAAAAAAGTTATTGCATGCACTACTTTACTACCAGCCTATGACAAGACATCATTAACTAGCCCTCCACAGAACTTACTATTTTGGTGTGCAACTTGGGCTCAGTTCAATGAAAGAGATTGGCTTGACCTATATAAGAATGTGGTTAAGGCAGATATAGAGATTCAAAAAAATAGAAAACAAATTCTACACCTAGGAGTCATAGACTCGGTAGACTACATACCGTTGACCAGACAAGCGTTCAATTGGATATACTCTAAGGCAGAACAAAATGATGTCATTAATCCTGGTAATAAAGATGAGCTAGTTAAAAAGTTCCAAAATTTAGTAAAGATATACGGTGGAGCTACAATATGCAACTTGTTTAGCAAGCACCAAAAGAACATAGACAAGATCGTTAATTGGAGAAGTGGATACTTTATAGAGAAAGAAATCTACAAGATATATAACATGGAACAAATAACAAAAATCAAACAAACTGAACTCAGTAAGATTGATCCAAAACACATTAAAGCATTAGTAAAAAAATAGGAGAAACCCAATGTCAAATGAAATCACAATACAAGAACCAACAGCTCAACCACTAGGTGGTAAGTCATCTTTACTTTTCTCCTTTAGAATTAGTGATGATTTCCTAGAGTCATACAGAACTAAAAAAGCACCATTTGGATACAGAGATGCTGCTGGAAACTCCGTAGGAGAAATAACGTTTCTTCGCACTTACTCAAGACTAAAAGAAGACGGTACAAAAGAAACTTGGGTAGATGTTTGTGAACGCGTTATTAATGGAATGTACTCACTACAAAAAGATCATTGTAAATCAAGCCGTCTTCCCTGGAATGACGTAAAGGCTCAAGCTAGTGCAAAAGATGCGTTCGATCGTTTGTTCAATCTAAAGTGGACACCACCTGGGCGTGGGCTATGGATGATGGGGACCAAGATTGTTAACGTTCACAAGAACTCAGCAGCTCTGCAGAACTGTGCGTTTGTCAGCACGGCAGAGATGTCTAAAAATAATCCTTCTAAACCATTTATGTTTTTGATGGAAGCTTCAATGCTTGGGGTTGGAGTTGGCTTTGATGACAAAGGTGCGGATAAAGATTTCACTATACATAAGCCAGTAGATAAGGTGACAACAGACGTTATCGCTGACGATAGAGAGAGCTGGGCAAGAGCTACTGGAGATCTAATCAATTCCTATCTTAAGCCAGAGCAAAATACAATTGAATTTGACTACTCTTTAATCAGACCATTAGGTAGCCCAATTCAAACGTTTGGTGGTACCGCTTCAGGACCAGCTCCTTTGATCAAACTGCACAACGCCATTAGAAAAATATTCAATGGGCGTAGTGGGGAAAAACTATCTCGTAGAGATATTGCAGACATAGGTAACCTTATTGGGGTATGTGTAGTGTCGGGCAACGTTAGACGTTCAGCTGAACTTTTAATAGGAAGAATCGATGATGAAGATTTTCTTAACCTAAAAAATGCTGAAGTATTCCCTGAAAGAAACTCTTATGATTCCGAAAACCCAGGTTGGGGATGGATGTCCAATAACTCGGTAGAGGTTTCAGTTGGGCAAGACCTTTCTGCTATAGTTGACGGCATTGCCAGAAATGGTGAACCCGGAGTAATTTGGATGGACATGGCCCGCAAGTATGGCCGTTTAGCAGATCCGATCAACAACAAGGACCACAGAATTGCTGGATTTAATCCATGTGCGGAACAGTCCCTAGAGTCCTATGAGTGCTGTACTTTAGTAGAAACATATTTAGGTAGACATGAATCTCTAGAAGACTTTAAGCGTACGCTAAAGTTTGCTTACTTGTACGCTAAGACCGTAACTCTCCTCCCAACTCACTGGGAAGAGACAAATGCAATCATGCAACGCAACCGTCGTATTGGTGCTTCAATGTCCGGTGTTGCAGACTTTGCTGACGCAAACGGTATGCCAGTTCTAAGAGACTGGATGGATCAAGGCTATAAGACAGTTCAAAGATATGACAATATCTATTCTGAATGGCTTGGAGTTCGTGAGTCGATCAAGATGACGACAGTAAAGCCTTCTGGAACTGTTTCAATCTTGGCTGGAGAATCACCTGGCGTTCATTGGACTCCAGGTGGCAAGTACTTCAATAGAACAATTAGATTTTCAAATGATGACCCTATGCTTCCTTTGTTTGCAATGGCTAACTATAAGGTTGAACCAGCAGCTGAATCCCCAGATACAACTTCTGTTGTTTATTTCCCAATTAAGTCTGATGCAAGACGTGCTGAGCGTGATGTAACTATCTTTGAGAAGATGTCTTTAGCTGCGGTCGCACAAAGATACTGGTCTGATAACTCAGTTTCAGTAACTATTTCTTTTGATCCAGAAACAGAATCTCAACATGTTGGAACTGTACTGCATATGTATGATGGACAGTTAAAAACTGTATCATTTCTTCCATCAGGAAACTTTACTTACCCCCAGATGCCATATACTCAAATTACAGAAGAAGAGTATCGTGAAGAGGGAGAGAATAAGTTGTTCCCAATAGATTTCTCTGGAGTGTATGCAGGCATGGCAGCTGATGCCATTGGGGAAAGCTATTGCACTACAGACAGCTGTGAGATAAAGTTAATTAAAGATAATATTAAATAGGATACTTATGTCAGAATTTGAAGATGATGATATAGATAAAATGTTTGAAGATATGATGTCTTCAGATGACATTGGTGTAGATTTACCTAGAATAGACGCTATAATAAGCATAGAACAAGTAAGTCTTGAAAGCATGATGAAAGAGCTAGTTTTTATATCTCAATCATTGTCTCAAAGCCTAGTCCATATTAATGAACTATTATTAAATTATATATCTTTTGACGATTATGATATAGATAGTACATTGAAAGATATACTTGGTAATATGTATAAATTGTCTGAGGATTTAGACGATCATATTATAGAAATAATGATAGAAGACTCACAGTTTAATGACGAAGAAGAAGATGATGAATAAAGAAAATAATTTGATAGAAGTACTAGGCAATGGCTATGTGAGATTAGTCGATCACATGGGTAGCGATCTGTCTGTTGTAAATGCAGCTAGAGCATCTTTTGCCAAAGAAAGTAAGGAGTTTAGCACCAGTGATGCTAGATTAATTGATTTCTTAGCTAGAGAAAATCACATGTCACCATTTAGACACGCCTTTATGACCTTTGAATTCAAGGCTCCTTTAATGGTTGCAAGACAGCACTGGAAGTACGTAGTCGGATCAGATCATACTATGGACTCATGGAATGAATCTTCTCGTAGATACATAACTATGGAACCAGAATTCTATGTTCCTAACAGTGATCAATGGAGATTAGCTCCAGAAGATAAGAAGCAGGGTTCTGCAGGTTTGTGTGATCCGTTCTCGGGAGCAATTCTAACAGAACAACTGAATAGATGTATTGAACAAGGTGAAGCTTTCTATAACTTAGCTTTGGAGAATGGAATAGCTCCAGAGCAAGCTAGATTATTTCTGCCCGCTTACTCAATGCATGTAGTTTATAGGTGGTCTTGCAGTCTTCAGTCAGTTGGCTTATTCTTGGCTCAAAGATTAGAGGAACAGTCTCAGGAAGAGATTAGAGTTTATGCTCAAGCAATTGCCGAGCTAGTAAGAGACCTATACCCCGTCTGCATAAATGCATTAGTTGGTAGCCGTGTTTATAGTTAACCTAATCTTATTCGCTGTATTACTGAATTGGACGATAAGCTTGTCTATACTAATGCAAGTCAGCGATAGTAAAAAAATAAAGATTAGATCCATTATCCTATCTATCATATCCGGCATTGCGCTGGGTGTAGTAGTCCATTATCTATAAGAAGTAACAAGAAAGTTTCATACACAAAATGCCAGAACTAAATGCTAATGTTCCCATGATTGAATGCTATGTTAGAGGTAATTTCTTAAGAGATCAACTAGACTCGCATGACAAGTATTTCCCTTGCATGATCTTTGGAGTAACAAGTATTCAAGGAAGAAGTCCTTTGTTCCATTTTCTAATGGAGGATGGGGGAGTTTGGTGGAGAATGCCAATCAATGCTTTCTGCGAAAGACCAGGTGTTCCTGAAGTTGATATTCATGAACTTGTTCTATGGAACTCCTTTAGTCCTCATATAGCTGTTACTGAATTTCAAGCAATGAGAAACATGAGAATGACTTATGTTGCTCGTTCTGGGGAGTTTGTAAACGCAAAATATCTATTCACGCTTGACTGGCATGCTCCAGATGACAACACTATAAATCTTGGGTTCAGCACTAATCCCGGTCAGCACAAGTGTGGTCACGTCATGCTTAGAGATGATGGAAACTACGCTATACAACCAAACAATAGAGTTAGATTGTTTGATCCTTCTTTCACAACTAAGACAGGAACTTTGATTGAGAGATTTGTCAATACTAGAAAATGGGATGTAGAAGATGCAAACAAGTGGAAAACATCTGATGATAATAGATACCACTACGACATTGAATAATTAATAAGTTGATACAAATATAATGGCAGCATCTAAAGTAAACTACATAGTCCTGTATAAAGGACACAGCCAGGTATATGGCTGCTCATCTAAGAAGATAGCCTTGGAGTCACCTCCTCCGGAAGGTTTTGCAATAGCAGATAAGCGTATTCTGTTTACGACATTTGAACCAGATACTAATAATCTTTCTGTATATGAAATACCGGAAAACGAAATCTTAAACGCAGAACTAAAAGAAAAGAAAGTTAAAAATGACTAAGAAAAAGTCACAAAAGAAAAAAGTAATACTTAAAGTAAATCCAGGTGAAGCAATTTTTGTAGCTGATCTACAAGTGTTAACTGATATAATGGACACGTATTCTACTATGACTAAAGAAGCTAAAGACCCCAAAGAAAAAGAAGCTTATTCAGATATAGTTAGTCAAATTCTAGACTGGACTACTAGAACATATTATTCCGGTCAAGGAGATAGCGATGATAGCGATGAACAAGAATGGTAAACTAGCTCTAATGGTTTTAGGATTTGCATCCTTAGGTTACCTATTGGGAGAGATGAGTAAACAAAATTTTTTATATCAAGAAAATAAAGAAACTATTAACCTAGAACAATACTTAAACAGATTAACTGAATTTGATTTAACCAAAGAAAAAGAAGCAACAGCTTTATTTTTAGACTTAATAGAAAATGGATTTTATCCACAGAGTGCATTTAATACAGTGCAAAAAGAATGCTTAGAAGCAGGAGAAATATTTTAATGATTGACCTATGTGTGGTAAACCACAACACTAGAAAAGAGCTGCAAAGATTTTTGGATACTTTGCACTCAGACTTAATTAATCCAAATGGTGCGCTCGAAAAAAACTGGAATTTATACATAACGGATAATGAATCAACAGATGATTTTATACCTTGGATTAGAGAGAATGAAGAACGTTATTTAATTGACAATCTATATCTAAGAAAAAACATAGGATACTCTGCTGCCATCAATAGCATGGCTAGCAAAACATCTGGAGATATTATCGCAGTATTAAACGGAGATGTTTGGATGACTAGCCAAGACTGCCAAAAAATAGAGCAGATCTTTATTGATAATCCAGATATTCATATCCTTGGTCCTAAGCAAAGAGACGAACAGGGATTTATCACTCATGCCGGTATCATTGGAACCAACACAGAGCCTAAGCACAGAGCCTGGAGAGAGCCAGATCCACAAGACACTGCCTATAGAGATCGCATAGAATGTGTAACCGTTTCTGGTTCAGCTTATTTTGTTAGAAGAGATGTCTGGAATGCAATGACAAATCATCCCGACTATAGAGCTATCTATCCAGATGCAATTGGAGCATTCTTACCTACTCCCCATTACTACGAGGAGACTTGGTGTTCGTATTTTGCTAGACACTTAGGGTACAATGTAGTATACGATGGTTCGGTATCAATAGGGCACAGCTGGCATGCTAGCACGCCTAAGCCAGGCCAGGGAGTAAGTCATGCAGACTCCTATTTCCCTATAAGTAGAGAGATATTTAGAAAAGCATGTGACCATATAGGAATAGAAAGAGATTAAGATGACAGAAAAATTAAACCCCTGGATTTATAATGCAGAAGTTAAAAAAATAGTTGATGGAGATACATTTGATATTCTTATTGACTTAGGATTTGATACCTTTAGAAAAGGTAGAGTAAGACTATATGGAATCAATACTCCTGAGAGTCGCACTACTAATCTTGAAGAAAAGAAAATGGGCTTAGCTGCTAAAGAGTTCACCGATCAGTGGATTACTACTGCCGGTCACAAGATTAAAATAGAAACAATTCTCGATAAGAATGAGAAATATGGAAGAATACTTGCTAGAGTATGGAACGAAGCAGGAGCTTGTCTGAACACAGATATAGTTACTGCAGGGTTAGCCAGAGAATACTTTGGCGTAGGCGATAAGACATTTCAGGAATTCAAGAAAGCATAACAATGCAAACATTTTTACCATATGCAGATTTGCAATTATCAGTAAAAGTTTTAGATTACAGACGGTTAGGGAAACAACGTGTTGAAACATTTCAAGTTCTTAATATACTACTCGACAGAACGCCTACGAAAGGCTGGAGAAATCATCCAGTCACTCGCATGTGGACTGGTTACGAAGAAGCATTAAAGCTATACCAAAATTACACCATCAATGAGTGGGTCTCTAGAGGCTACAAGAATACAATGAAGCTTGAAGAAGTTGACTTAGAAGATGTAGTAATGCCACCATGGTTTGGGGTAGAATCTTTTCATCAATCCCACAGATCAAACCTTTTGAGAAAAGATTATGAATACTATTCACAATGGTTCAATGAGCCATCTGATCTAGAATACCTTTGGCCAGTATGAGCGTTACCGTTTTCTTATCCGGAGCAATAGATTATGTCGGAGAGTACGCTACTAGTTGGCGTCAAGAAGCAACTTTCATGCTGTCTCAACGTGGCTACAAGGTTCTAGATCCAACTTCTATCCCAGAAGATGATCTGATGTCTCCGGAAGAAATTGCTCAAAAAAATATCTTTATGCAGAAGAAATCAGACATTCTGCTGGTAGAATACATGTTACAAGATCGCGCATATATTGGAACCGACTTTGAATTGGCTTGGGCTAAAATCCACGGTCAACCATCAGTGGTCATATGTAACTCGCAATACAAAGAACGAGTTTATATGAAATATATGGCAACAAAACTTGCAGACAACCTGCAAGATGCTATAGAATATATAGCAATACATTATCCAACTAATTAAAAGGAAAACAATGTCAGACAATAAATTTAAATACTTTACTGTAACAACAACTTCAGTCGTCAAGGCTAATAGTAAGACAGATGCCCAGAAGCTTGCCATGGGTCGTCGCGGAGTTACTGGCGAAGTTTTGTTCAAGGATGTTGAGATCGAGCGCATTTCTGCAATTGAAGCTCGTGAGCAGACAATAGCCTAATAGCATTATTGGTACGATGGAGGGCTGCTTTAATGTGGCCCTCCATTTAACTTTAGACAGGAACACTTATGATATACGCACAAATGGTAGGAAAGAATGAAAGCTCTAGATTTTTAGAGCCAGTCCTACAGAGACTGTCAGAACAGGTAGATAAAATTATATTTACCGATGACTGTTCTACAGATAATACTCCAGAAATTGCAGCTAAGTATGCTGAAGTTTTTGTTAACGAAGAATCTCTTTTCTCTAAGCACGAGGGTCAGCTAAGAGCTAGAGCTTGGGGTAACCTAGAAAAGTTTGCAAAGCCTGGTGACTGGGTTGTAGCTATTGACTGTGACGAGATGCTTTACCACACGCAAGATTTGGAGATAATTCATGTTCTAGCTAAGTCGCAATTCGATGTAGTTAATGTTCGTTTTTATCATATGTGGAATGAGACTCAATATAGGGTAGATAAGCTTTGGGCTCCAAATAATTCTACTCGCATTTTCCGTTTCAAAGAAGGTGGAGGCTTCCATAACAGAGCCCTTGCCTGTGGGTCTGAACCTACTTACGTAGGTGAATGGATGCAACAAAGAAATTACTGGGCAGATTCCGGTCTAATCATGCAGCACCTCGGCTATACTCATGACATAGATAAGACTATGAAGTATGAAAGATACTCCACTCTAGACGGTGGTGCTTTCCATCAACTCGATCATATCAATTCTATAATAGACCCTAATCCAGTTTTGATTAACTGGGGAAACTTTGGTATTTAAATGAATAACGACTCTATAGTTCTAGACCCAGTTAAGTCTATTATTGACTTGACTAAAAAGATGGATGAAAAACAAAAGTTTGCATTTGTTAATTTGCCACCAGCTGCTGTGGCATCTTTAAATTTTTCTTCTGAGAAAAAACTTCCAAAGTATTTCGTCAAAGCCATATCCAATTGTGCTGCAATTGAAGATGATAATTTTCTTAAGGCAGTCCCTGCAGAAATTGCCTATGATATCGAAAAGGGTAAGTTAGCGAACATAGGTTTGAATAATAGCAGATATTATTATTCTTTAAATACCTTTGAGCATTTCTACAACACTAGAAAAGAAGTTGTAGATATATTTATTAATCATTATATTAGAGACTCAAAAAATGTAATCGTTACTTTCCATGATAAGAAAGTAATACAAGGAATATTTGGAACCAATCAGCAGATCATAGCTGTTCCATATAATGGTTACTTTGATAAGATAGACTCTATACACGCACAGATAGCTGAGCTTGATGGTAAAGTTGATTACTGTATTATGGATTGCCCTCTTTTGGCCACCGCTTTAGCCCCTAAGATTTGGGAGACATTAAATATGTCAATACTTGACTTAGGAAGAGTTGTTAGTAGTAGTAGATTTACAAATACTAAAACTAATGAAAAAAGATAATTGGGAAGAAGAATCTGACAATACAGAATACTTAGTTGATTTATTATTTGAAACTTCTTTAAGCTTAAATGAAATAGCAAAAGAAGTTGGCTGGCCAATAGGTAGAGTTAATAAAAAGATAAATCAATTAGGTCTTTCCTGGTTAAAAGAATCTAGAAAAAAAGTATCTAGAGGACAAACAGCTCTAACTAATATTATGAAGAAGCTATTACCCAGCGAAAAGATAGTCAATGAATTCTATCTAGAAGATAAGCTTAGACTAGATGTCTATTGCCCAAGCTACAAGTTGGCAGCCGAGTATCATGGTAGGCAGCACTTTTATTATACTTCTAAATTTTTTGAATCAAAGTATGAGTTTGAAGAAGCTCTTAAGAGAGATCAGAAAAAAATAGATATATGTAAGGAAAGAGGCATAGCCTTAGTTGTTATCCGCTATAATGATGAACTTACCGAACAATCTGTTTTTGATAGAATGATAGATGCCATTAGGCATTCACCACACGTTAAAGAACAGAAGATTAAAAATGAATTGTATTCTTCTGATTTTTATATAGAATCTAAGAAAAAACTTTCTGAACAAAGAAAAAAAGCTTACAAGACAATGAAAGAAAAGCGAAAGAATGACAATCGATAATCTTGAAGAGCTTGATGATACTCCGATTGAGTATCAGATCTTTGCCCTATCCCTTAGGGAAGAGGGGGCTATAAAGTATTTCACAGAAGAGTTAGACCCTTCAATTGTGGGTATAAACCATGGGCAAAAGGGAATCCACGAATTCTATCGAGCCCTACTCGCTTACCATACCGCTACTCAACTAGATGTAGTCGATCCAGTTGGATTCAAAAGCTGGTTAGAAACAGAGACTGATATCAAAGAGGGACTTGGTGGTAACGCTGGAGTAACCGTGATGATGGATCTGTTAATGTCATTAGATCTTTCGACTTCTGATTCTGTAGTGCAATTAGTTAAGCACAAGGCTAATAAACGTAAGCAGATAGACTACCTACAAGAACTTCAGCTTATTCTCAATCAAAAAGGTAGTAAGTCTGAAAAAGATTTATCTAGAATCAACTTAATTACTTCTGAAATTAGAGAACTAGAAAATCAATTAAACTATAATCCATTCGATAAGTTAACTACAGCTAAAGACATTTCAGATAGAGTAGAGTCTTTGCTTGATATCCCAAGCTTTGTTCCAACTCAATTCAAAGCTCTCAATAGAGCTATGGGATATACGGATGAAGGTGGTTTCTTTAAGGGTGCAGTTCATGCCATAATAGCTGCCTCAGGTAAGGGTAAGAGCACCTTCGCCAAATGCTTGGTTAATAACTGGGTAGACAATGGATATACAGCTTTGTATGTCAACTTCGAAGAGGCTACTGGTCACTGGGAAAGAGTTCTAATGACCCAGATAATCGGCAAGAACGTGTACAAGGACGCTGACACGTGGAGTCCAGAAGAAAAACAAAGATACATAGATAAGTTTAAAGCTAAGTTAGCTGAGTGGGGAGACAGACTCATGGTTAGACATGACCCTGAGACCCCATACTTTGAAGACCTAGAGAGATGGCTTAAGGATATAATTGAGCACTCAAACAAAACACCTGACATTGTGGTAATCGATACTATACAATCAATGTTCACTAAAGGTGGCAAGGGCAAGCCAAGATGGGGCGAATTTGAAGAGATGATGGTTAAGCTAGAGAAGCTAGCAAGAGATATGAATTGTGTTCTAATCATTACCGCACAAGAAAACTCTAACCGAATGAAAGAAAAAAGAGAAGTAGTCCAACAGTCAGACACCGGTGGATCACTAGCAATCCAACAGAAGTGTGCTGTAACTATATTCATAACAGAGAAAAAACTTTTGAGTGGTGATGACTCTGAAGACGATAATATAATGCAGCTACAGATCCCAAAGAATAGAATTACAGGTTCTAGCTTTCTTTACAATCCACCACTTGTTAGATATGTAGACTCTAAGAAGATATATGAAGAATATGATCCGGTAACAGAAGAAGATTACGATACTAGTTCTTTACTAGATGATTTATTAGATGATGGAGATTTTGATATATGAAACAACTAAAGGTGGAGTCCATCAAAGACTTCCAAACATGCGCTCTGCTATATGATTATAGACACCAGCAAAAATTAAGTGAGACCATTGCCTCTAGGGATATGTTCACTCAGAAATTTGAGAATACAATTAAAAGTGTTATCAATTTTTTCTTCTACAAAAAACAAGGTGGATTCACTCCGTCGTACGCTTCTCTATTAAATAGGTGGGAGAAGATATGGTATCCCAAAGACATGACTTCCTACGACATAATCCATGAACAACATGAAAGCTACTATGGCAATAACTCAAGCCTAACTTCTCGTGCTGCTTCTACTCTTCTTAGTTTTTACAATATATACTCACAAGATGATTCTATCCCAATATCAATAGACCAACCATTCATAATACCGCTGGGAGATTCAACAAAAGTAGATGGAAACTTTGACTTAATCTTAGCTAAAGACAATCAGTACTATGTTTACAAATGGGTTTTTAATTTTAGAAGCTCTCATGCTGATACATATCAAGTTGACTTTTCTGTTCTACACGAAGCTTTTAAGCACAAGTTTGGGGCCAAAATAAATCAAGCTCATTTTGGATACTATGATCTATTGGCTACTAATCAAAAGTTTACCGATTTTCAAATAGACAAAGAAGACTCTAACTCTTTAAAGTATTGGGCTAATACCATCAATGAAACAGAAATTTTTGTTCCAAGAAGAGGCCAGACAATCTACTGTAAGAAATGCCCATTTGATACACCTTGTTCAAAATGGAAAGCTTGGGATGGCGTAGAAGCTCCACCTAGCTGATATACTATTAGTCTTAAGGAAAGGCGTCTATTTTGGTTAACAAATCGATACTTGATGATATATTAAATAAAGAAAAAGATTCTATATCAATTGAAGAAGAGGCTATAATCTTAAAGCCTTTATGGGAAGAAATTGATCTAATAATTAATGACGGAATAAAAAGTTTTGTGAAATCTATTTTGATTAGATCAAATTCTTTTTGGGAAATACCATCTAGTTTTTCTGGAAGATTCCATCCACCCGATGAGCACAACAAGGGTGGAAACGCTCTGCATACAAAAAGAGTAGTTAGGGCAGCAAAAGTTATCGGTGATTCCTATTCGCTCAATGCAGAGGAGAGAGATTTGGTCTATGCAGCATGCCTTCTCCATGATGTAACTAAGGGAACTACATCTAGGGATGATGATAAATCTTTCGTCTATGACCCACTGCACCCATATACAGTTGGTCATTTTATAGAGAAGTGTCAAGCTCATGACAAAAAATACGCAGGGGAATCTCAATCCTCAACCCTATTTGTAGATGAAGAGACCGTACAATCTATCCTTAGGCTAGTAAGATGCCACCTTGGGCCTTGGTCACCGGTACCAGAGACCATACCGATCACGTATATGGAAGTGATAGTACACCTTGCAGACAACCTTGCTTCAAAGATACACTATATAGCTGATGGAGATACTATAATAGAAGAACGTTGGAAGTTTTAGTTGATAGACAGTGAAGAAAGAATCTCTAAAAGATACTTTATATTAAACAATCTAGAATATTTTATAGCTGAATCGGTATACTACAGAACCTACTCAGAAGACATGGAAGACTATGCTAAAAAGATTCTCTATAATTATAGTGATAAATCTGGAAGTCTAAATATAAAATGAGAATATCTTTAGACAATACTAGGTACACATCAGCTTGGCGATATGTCGAGCTGGCTAAGTATGTGCCATCTTTAAATAGGATTATACGAATAAAAAAGGAAGATGATCCTGTCTTAGTAGATATAGATAGGTTAGATGCCTTTAGGGAAAAATATAATAATCTTGGATTATATACTTCAGTGTGGCACTATAACTCCAAGGATATAGATCTTGCGACCAGAATGGGTTCACTCTATTTTGATATAGATAACAAAGATGTTAATATTTCTTTAGAAGAATGCAAAAGACTCTATTCTTATCTATCTAGTTACATCCCTGAAGAATCATTAATAGTATATTACACTGGCAAAAAGGGCTTTCATATAGAGTGTGAAGCATTAGCTCTTGGAATCCCAAACAGCAATGACTTACATAGCGTGTTCAGATTTATAGCTAATGACTTATCTAAAAAATTACAATTAACTTCTTTAGACTTCAGCGTCTATGACTTAAGAAGAATGTGGAGATTGCCCGGCTCGATGCATCAAGAGACTAAGTTGTATAAGACTAAATTGAATAATGATATTTTATTTTCTTCTCTAGAAGATATTGTCAAGTACTGTTCTGAACCACAGGACTATTCTATCCCGGAACAAGAACGAGATCTGAAAGCTTGCGATTGGTATACGGACTATTCTATTCAAATGCAAGTAGAAAAGAATAGGCCAAAAGATCCATTAGCTTATTTTAACGAACATGGCTCCAAGAGAGTCACATCCTTTGGTGATGGGGAAAAAGTATTCAACAAAGTTAGACTGCTAGATAGTTGCAGTGCGATTAAAAGAATAGAAAAAGAAGCTAAAGAGAATAAGCATCTTGACCATGAGTCTAGACTATTCCTTTGTTCAATCTTAACGTACACAGATGATTCAATACAGTACCTTCATGAGATACTTAGTAATTGTGATGATTATAGCCCGGGTAGATCTTCAGCACATATTAATGACTGGATAAAAAGAAGAGAAGCTGGCATTGGGGGTAGACCCTATACTTGCGACCGAGCTAATTCTGCAGGAGTTGGATGCGGGGATTGCTCATTGGAACAAAAGAACAAATGGGTTAAAATCGGAGAAACATTTATGGAGACTAGTGAGAAGATTTCTCCATCCCCAATAAGATTTGCTTACACTAATGAAAAGAAAGGAGGAACAACAGATGGTGAATAATACAGATGACGTTATCGGAGTATGCAGCGAATGCCACTCAGATCAACCTGACCAGTACATGATGAATAGCCCTTTTGCTCAAGAAGGTAAAAACGTACCCTGCAAATATTGCGGTGGAGTAGTTATAATTACTTACAGAGAAACTAGAAATAGTGCAATAGACGGCAGCGACAGAAGCAGAGGATTGTAAATTGAAGAATTGGACAAATCTACATAACCACACGGTTTATTCTATGTTGGATGGACACGGTGGGGTAGACGCCTATTTAACCAGAGCTAAGGATCTTGGCATGGTGGGTTTAGCCACCACTGACCATGGCAATATCCACTCTTGGTTGGACTTTTACGATGCTGGCACAGCCTTGGGCGTTAAACCAATTTTGGGTTCTGAGTTTTACCAGGCAAGAAAAACAAGATGGGATAGAGACGAAGAGGAAAGAGCTGGTAAAGCAAAGAGTGAATGGGAACAAAGAGGGCCGTACCATATAACTATATTAGCTAAGAATAATGTTGGTTATCATAACATTATTAAAATGTCTTCCCAATCATACACTGATGGTTTCTATGTTAAACCAAGATTAGATCATGAGCTTATCTCTCAATACTCAGATGGAATTATAGTTTTATCGGGATGCTTGAATAGTGAAGTAAGCCAAGCTTTGCTAAGAAATGATTACGACTTTGCTTTGGCTTCAGCGAAAAAGATGCAAGATATTGTTGGCAAAGACAATTATTTTATCGAGATACAAGACCATGGCTTGGGTGAACAAAGAAAGATTTCTGCCGAATTAATAGACATAGCTAAAAAAATAGGAGCTATGGTAATCCCTACCGGTGACTGCCACTATGTAAATCAGTCAGAAGCAAATTCGCATGATATAATGCTTTGTGTTGCCACTAACAGCAACATACATACTCCCGATAGATTTTCTTTCTCCGGAGATCACTGGTATCTGCATAGCTATGAACAAATGGCTAAGATATTCTCTGAAGAGTGGCTAGAGAACACAATGCATGTTCACGACATGATAGATGTTAATCTAAAATTTGGAGAACTTTACTTTCCTGATTTCCCAATACCAAGTGGGAAAGAAGTTAATGGACACTTAGAAGATTTAGCTTGGGCTGGATTAAAGAAAAAGTATGGAGATCCACTTCCAGTAGAAGTTGTAGATAGAGCTACCTATGAATTTAGAGTAGTTAAAGAAATGGGTTTCCCTGAATACTTTCTCGTAGTATCCGATCTAGTTAACTGGTCTAAGGAAAATGGCATTAGGGTTGGATGGGGCAGAGGATCAGCAGCTGGCAGTATCCTTTCCTATGCTTTGGGAATCACTAACTTAGATCCACTTAAGTTTGGTCTGATGTTTGAAAGATTTTTGGTTGAGGGAAGAAAGTCTATGCCCGACATCGACTTAGACTTTGACGATAGATATAGAGATAAAGTTATCGACTATGCTAGAACCAAATATGGTGATGACAGAGTTGCCCATATTTGTACGTTCAACAAAGCAGGAGCCAAGCAGTCGATAAGAGACGCTGCAAGAGCTCTTGGATATGACTTCACTGCTGGAGACAAGGTATCTAAGCTGGTGCCTCCACCGGTCCTAGGAATAGCAAAGAGCTTGAATGAATGCATGCAGGTTAGTGAATTCAAATCTGAATATGATTCAAATGAAGATAGCAAAAAAATAGTAGACACTGCGTTTGGATTAGAGGGACTTGTTAGACAAACGGGAGTCCACGCTGCTGGCATAGTTATATCAAGAGGACCACTTACTGACTATCTTCCTATCATGAAAAAGGGTGCAGGCAATCCGATCATCACCCAATGGGACATGGGTAGAGTGGAACAGTGCGGGCTACTTAAGATTGACTTCTTGGGATTAAGAAACCTTGGTGTTATAGACCAATGTATTAGTTTAGTTAAAAAGAATCTTGATATCGACATAGATCTAGACCACATACCGTTAGATGATCAAAAGACATTTGATGAACTTTGTAAAGGTAATGCTATTGGAGTTTTCCAGCTTGAGTCTTCTGGGATGAGACAGTTAATGGTTCAGCTTCAGCCACAAACTATCAAAGAAATTATGGCTTTGATCTCGCTCTACAGACCAGGACCAATGGGCTCAGGAATGGATAAGCTTTACATAAATCGTAAGCATGGGCGTATCCCAATTGACTATGAGCATCCTAAAATGAAAGACGCTCTAGAGGATTCATTGGGAATTATGCTGTATCAGGAAGATGTACTAGCGGTTGCTAAGGATCTTGCTGGCTTTACTGTTCCTGAAGCTGATGACTTGCGTAAGGTTATTGGTAAGAAACAGATGGATAAGATTCCTAAAATAAGAAAGAACTTCGTAGAAGGTTGTTTATCTAACGTAGATATAACTGAAGAGAAAGCTAATAAAATTTTCTCAGATATAGAATACTTTGGAGGCTATGGATTCAACCGAGCTCATGCTGCAAGCTACGCAATGGTTAGCTACATGACTGCCTATTTAAAGACGCACTACACCGCTCAGTACATGGCTGCTTTACTAACTTCTGTCGCCGGCAATAAAGAAAAGTCTTCTTTATATCTATCAGAATGTAGAAAATCTTCATTGAAAGTACTTCCACCATCAATTAACAATTCAATGCATGACTTTGAAGTTATCGGAGATGACCAAATTCTATTTGGACTCTCTGCGGTTAATGGAATAGGTCCTTCTATAGCTGATGCAATCATTGGCTCAAGAGATGTGGATAAACCGTACACTTCTATGCATGACTTCTTTAGAAGATGTGATCCAACTATATTGAAAAAGTCAACGATTGAACACTTGGCTGCAGCTGGTGGCTTTGATGATTTAATCGAACTCACAGAAGAAGTAGAAATGAATAGAAGACGTGAGTTGGAAATTCTGGAGAAAGAAAAACTAGAATTAGGGATTTACGTATCTAAACATCCTATTGAGGGAATTTGGGAAATTATTAAGCCTAAAGTAGATAAAGAAATATTTGAATTAGCTGAATGTAACCCTGGAACTAAAGTCAAAATAGGTGGCATCATAACATCTGTAAAGAAGATGATAACCAAAAAGGGTGCAAAGATGTTCAAGCTTGAGGTAGAGGATCTTACTTCGGCTATAGAGATAATTATCTTCCCAAGAGAAGCTAAGTCTATAGTAGATAGCTATTTTTCTGATGGAGATATCTTTATTTTTTCTGGCTCGGTAACCAAGGATGGTGACGAGGAGAATGCTACTCCTAAGTTAATATTTAATTCCTGTGAGAAAATAGATAACGCTATATTTACGGGTAGTAAACCGATAATCTTAAAAGCTAATTCACTGGTTTCTAATGAGACTATCAAATCTATATATGATATAATTAATAATTCAAATGGAGCGTCTACGGTTTTCCTAGAAATGATAGATGGCAACAAAGAATATACATTTAGGTTTAACAAAACCACATCTTTAAAAATAGAAAAAGATTTACAATCAATCTTAAATTTAAAATAGGAATAAAATGACACAAAGAATCGTTATAAAAAACCCAGTTACAAATGACTGTTGGAAGTTCTGTTCATCATGCAACAGATGCCAGGACAGAGGAAGATACAGCAAGTGTGCTGGATGCAGTGGCAGATATGACCCAAAGTTAATCATAGACCCTGATCCGGATGATTATTGTGACTGTAAAAACGGCGTCCTAAGATGGAGAACCAAGCAGGGCAAGCTGCTCGTGACCAGATTTAAAACCAATCCATTTAAAGGTGAAGTTAAATATGAAAAGAAATCAGAAGATGAAAGAGATTGGGACTCCTATGTCAAAGACATGAGAGAAAAAATGGACGACCCAACCTTCAACCCAATAGCAATAACAGAGGATTAATCATGCAAAATACAGGAAAAATTACAAGAAATAACGTCAGCATATACGAATATGCCGAAGGTGTACATCAGTACGAGGATAAGTTTTTTATCAAATGTGGTATAGCTGGCATTTATGCAAGCAAAAAAGAACTTGAGGACTTATATCTTGTTTTGAATTACTATTTAAATATAGAAAAATTCGCTGAGTGCGAAGTAAGAGTGGGAGATCAAGATGTGGCCATACAATGAAGACGACTTTATGGAGTTGGGGACAACAGGCTGGATCCCTATTGGGGAAGGCAGCTATCTCAATAAGCACAATGGTCATACGATAGATCAGCTTGGCAATGAATACGATGAAAAGGGAATTAAGATATATTCACCTGGTGAAGACAATAATACCCTATGAGTAATATAGTAGTAAGAACAGCAGAATCTCTTTCCCCGCTGGAATCTTTATCATTAGTTGATTTTTCCTATTCGAGGCTAGATACATATGCAATGTGTCCGTCAAAATATTTTTATTCTTATATTCAAAAAGAACCAAGAACATCAAATGATGCAGCTCTTCTGGGCAATATTATTCACTCTGTTCTTGAAGAGTGTGTAGAAAAAGAAAAGGATTTAGATTTAGATATCCTTTATTCTGAGTATGAAAAACAAAAAGGTAGTTTTGATCCACAGAGCAATATTCCAGATATTTTAATCGATGCTGGAACTAACATATTATCTGAATTTTACGATAAACATTCCGGTGACAGCTTTGATATATTTGAGAAAGAACTTGGCTTTAGATTTATCATTGGCACCTATGCCATAAACGGATATATAGACAGAGTGGACGTCTACGATGAAGATACTATTAATATCATAGATTACAAAACAGGTAAGTGGGAAGTAGCCCAAAAGAATATTAAAGACAATCTGCAGCTTGGCATCTATGCTATAGCTACATCTTTAATCTTCCCCGATAAAAATATCAGAGCGGAACTTTATTACCTTAGATCTGGTAAGAGAAAATTTCATCTCTTCACTAAAGAGGATATAGAGAACGCAAAACAATCTTTGATATTAAAGATCAATAAAATAATGCAAGATACATCCTTCTCTCCAACTGGCAATGAGAGAGTCTGCGGGTTCTGCGAGCACGCTGAGAGCGGTGCCTGTGCTACTGGGGTTGCAAGACGCAGAAGAATGGGCAAATAGAAAAGCCGGGGTTTTTAGCCCCGGCTTTTTTGTTTATTGAATTTGTAAATTTGGAAATTTTATAAAAACCAATTTGGTCTCGAAAATTTTTTTCCATATTTACCCTATATAGGTTTTTAAAATTATAATGAAGCTTAGAAAGCTTCTACAGCATCTTCCAATGAGTCAGCAAGAATCGAGAAATTATTCTCTACTACCATCTTTGTAGCTTCACGATGGGTGAAACCGACAGATGAAAGATCGTCAATGACGCTCTCGTTGATTGTTTGGCTGATGCTGTTGATGATTGTGTTTAATGTATTCATGGTGGATATCCTATCTGTTGTGGAAAAGAAAAACAACCTATAGTTGCAATTTCTTGTTTTTTATTTTTTTATAAAGTATACTAGTAGGTATGCTTAATGACTAAGAGGTTACCATGAAGAAGCCAGAAATTACAACCGCAGAAGACTTTTTTTTGGGATTATCTAATCTTCGCAAACATCCTGATTTTAAAAAAATAAAACAAGATTTTATAGACTCTGAAATTCTAGAAATAGAAGATGAGAAAAAGGTAGCTTCTAAAGGAAACGCCTATAAAAACACTAAATCCGGGTACAGGAAAGACCTTGGATTGAACTTAAGATCTAACTGGGAAGCTAACTTCGCCAGAATCTTAAACGCATACAAAATACAATTTGATTTTGAACCTACCACATTTGCATTCCCAGTTAAAAGGGGAACCAAAGGTTATATCCCAGATTTTTATATTAATAAATCTTCTGAATGGGTAGAAATAAAAGGATATTTAGATGACAAAAGCAAAATCAAACTCAAAAGATTTAAAAGATATTATGAAGATGATTTTAATAAACTAACTTTCATAATAAGCAAGTACTCCACTGCAGCTAAAAAATTTGCAGAAGAAATAGAAATACCAAATGTATTATACTACGAAGATATACGAAATGCTTATATGGAAAAATTATCCCTCTGGGAAGGAAAATAATGGCCTCATACAAGGAACAATATTACACTCTAAGTGAAGACGAAATGCAGGCTTTGATCACCAAAGCTAAAGCTGGAAGTGAAAAAGCACAGAACGAGTTATTGAAGGTATTTAATAACTTCTTGACCAAGTATGTCACAATGCTGTATTACTCTAAGTATAATCTCTCCGACTATGACATTAGACGATTTACATCACTATTCATTAAGGACAACTTTGTTAGATTTAATCTAATGAAGAATCAGTTAAACCCAGCCGGCTTTAAACATGTTAACGAATGTTTGCGACGGCATTAACTATATGGCAAGAAGGTATGGTGACGAAGAAGATGTCAGACAAACAGTCAATATGACCTTCTTCCAGTGCATAACTAGATACCAAAGAAAAGATTCCGAAAAAGGTCCTATACCATTTAGCGGGTTTCTATACAGCTACTTCTTTTACCTGCTTAAAAAGAATGTAGATAACTTCTTGATAGATCAATTAGGAAGAAAGAGCTTTCCATTATTATCCGATGAAGTCAATACGGAAGAAGAAGGCGAAACTCAGCCTGGATTCAAAGCTCCTCCGGTAGAATATAGCTTAGAGCAAATACTTGGAGCAGAAGAGATAAACGAGTTTTGGGTTTTAGGCGAAACTTGTTATCCACCCTTTGATCAATTGACTATACAAGAAAGACAGTTGTTGAAATGGAGATTTGTAGACAACAGAAAATCTTCAGAAATAGCACAAATAGTTACCGAGCATCCAAATACTGTAAGAGAACATCTGATTAAGGTGAAAATCAAAGTAAAAGAAGCTATAATGGATAACGATATGGCGGACCTACTCGGCATGCTAAAAATAACAGAGGGCTAATGAATCTTCAATCAATAGAGAAGCTAAACGATTTATTAAGTGAGTTTTTAAACCCACAAATAAAAGAAATAATAACAGCGTATGGTAACGGCACAAATGCTGATCAGTATTTTGTTAATATACCAGACACTAATTCTATCGATATGGGAATCTCTGATTTAGCTAGTTTAGTAGCTAGAACTTCTAACGTATATGGAAGAGTTACCAGATTTGCTGGGATGGCTCGAGCTAGCTATAAATTATCTGAGGGAAGATATAAGAAATTATATAAGTCCAATAGAACCGGCAAGAACGAAGCAGAGCGTGAAGCTAATGCCCTAGAGGCTGCAGAAGAAGAGTACACGGCAATGATAACAGCAGAGGCAATCGTTCAATTGGCTGAATCTATGGAAGGTGCTGCAAGAATAGCTTCCGAGTCCGCTAGAAAATTGCTCGATAAAGTTCAATCAATGCAAGTAGCTTCCTATAGGGAAGAAAAGGGAAGTTATAATGAATCTGACTTTAGTACATATTAAGGATGACAATGTTTGTAGCACACTATAAATCAGTTTCTTCTCCAGAGGAATTTTTCTCTGAAAAAAGA